TCGATACTTACATCAACGGGAGCAACATACTGCGAACAGCGTATGTTTAAATTAGATAGAAAATCTACCCAAGACGAACTTTAAGGGCTTAATCGAAGTCTCAATCATATAGAGCCTCATAAATAGCGTCAAAATCGCTATAATGATACTTATCCACATGAATATCGACTTCAAGTAGTGGCCCACGAATCTCTTTTTTAAATTCATTGAACACCTTGATACCGTAGTGGTAGACCAACTTGAACGCGTCTTCCACGTTCAATTCCAATTGTTCCTTCGGATCGTTTGTATCAGTAACCCAATTGAGCAGCTCTCGTATTGAATTTATTTCAATTGGTGCATACAAACGAAAAGGCCGATCTTTATCAAAACGAAACCCCCTCTTCAGGAATTGGCAATCATGTAGATACGACCACTCCTTCAAACCAGCACTCTTAATTGCAGGAGTGTATTCCAAAGCAAAACGTGACAAATATTCGGCAAAAGTTAACTGGTTAAACCAGCTCAACACCTCCATTTTCACAGATATGATGTTGTCATCGCCGAATACTTTATCTCGCACATTTTGATTGAAATACATCATCGTAGCAAACTTACGTCCTATTACTGGTCGTGAAGCTCTTGCGAGCCCCATCCAAGCCAATCTAGTATACATAGCGTTAACAATGCTATTTAAAATAGTTGTGAGAAAGTTACCCGAAGGATTTCCGATTGTTTTCATAACAACCATCATAATATCTTTCTCAATATGATGTGTTTGCCCTTTAAGATCTTTAAAGGTTGTTCCTCTCAAGATTGGAAGAACAGAATAATTGTTAAGCATTTCTTCTACAATGCAATAACGCACTTGCGCATGCTCTGGTCCATCATTATACCAGTCATTCACAATTTCGGCGACGGCCTCGACCAATTGGCCTTTTAAAGTTCCATCAAATCGGCCATAATCGCCATCCCATCCAAAGGAACTATTACCTCGAAGGTAATGAAACATTTCGAGCCACTCACTTGACTCAGGATCTATACCAACAGCGTGGAACATACTGCCACGATGATTCATCATTGCAGCAATAAAATCCAAGAAATACATCCTTCCAATTATTGTAAAATCTAACGGAGGCATCATAAACACCCTTGTAGATCCATCCTTAATTTTCTGCAACGTACGTCTTTCATCCTTCAAAACATTTTGCCATATTGTTGTATATTTGAGTCCTTTTAAATAAGCTCGATCACGCTTAGTTATCTCATTTTGCAAGAGACTTGAACCACATCGCAAAGCCCCATCCTCACCAGAGAACAGGTACCTCTTACCGCTAGAATCTGGGGGTCTACTATATACGTAAGGAATCCCCGGACTAGTTGACATGTCCATTGAGTCATAATGCTTTATAGGAAGACCATTAATAGCTTGTTCGACTGTTAATTTACTTGGATTTGGTCTCATACTACGTGCTTCTAAACAACGAACTTTAACCTCCTCCCGCACACACTCAAAATCAGCCTGTGGAAATGGTACTTCTCGACTAGAATACTTTAGAACTCCCTTTATCATAGGACTAACCGGAACACTCAAGCGTTTATCTCGATAAGTTTTAACGCTTGGTTCTGTACTATGCTCGAAAATATCGTCAAAAACCATGCTTGGTTTTATATGGGTCTTAATAGGTTGAAAACGTGGTGGTGCTTTAAACGGTTCTATAATTAATGATCCAAAATCGGCTTGTGGGACTGCTGGCTCGGCTACAAGACCAAAATGATCTGGTGCACAATCTAGTGAAGTTCCAACAACATCATATGGAAACTCGGAGATCAAATCTTTCAACATCTCCTGTGTCACCACTTGGAAAATTGCTGTAGATTTATGAGTAAGACCAGCTGCATGTATTCCTACAATCTTACGAGCAATCTGAGGATTTAACATTACAGCAACTGAACCACAACTTCCTTTCTTCGTAGAAACATTAGCAAGCCAACCTTCTCGTACGAATGATTCTGTACCAGTTAACTCATAGCCTGGATACTCAAATGGTCGAATCTGCGTTTCATAATAGAAAGGCAAAACATCCTCATCCATTCCCATTATTGTTGTGGGTGTATTACTAACAAATTGGAGATCCTCATCCTTTATAAATAAAGAAATAGAATTCTTGGCGGCTGGAACACGCATTCCTGCGTGCAGCACCGCTAAATCAGTGTCGTCTATAAAAGCAAAATTTTTTGGATCATAATTAATAAAATACTCACGACCATCCCGAAACTGTAAGCGCAAACGATCATTTTCACCGGCTTGAGTCATCAAATGGCGATTAACCAAAAAGAATTGACCCTTAAATTGAAAAGCATTCATACCAGTTTTACGGCACACTTTCCCATTTTTCTCGCCTATGACACTAATACGGGCAAGGTTAGGACAAACGCGATGTAAAATAACATCATCAGCATTTGAATCTGTAGCATTTTGCGGTTTTGCTTTACCAGGACGTTGAACATTACGTTGCACTCTTCTTGCTTTTTGAGTTTGATCTCTAAAATAAGCCTTATTCTCGGGCTCTGCTTGCTCTGCTTCTTCATCTTCATCTTCGGACTCGTGTTCTTTAAACATATTATACGCAGCATAAGCGAAAGTTCCTACTCCCGCAATAACTGACAGAATATTTAATGATTCTTTTATACGGGGATGTTCTTCAAAGAACTTTGCTATTTTCTGACGATAATCTAAAAGAACACCATCAAATAAACCTGCTTGATTCTCTGGTTTTGTGACACTTTCAAAACAAACATCACAGAATTCTCCTGTTGCTCTCTTCAAACGAATATGATGATCAAGAGTATACATAGCGGTCTTATCTAAGACAAAATCTCTGTTATACTCTTGACAGGTCTTCTCAAAACAATCACCATTACAATGATTTAGAGACTTCCCTATCGTATAAGAACTTGATGGTCCAGAAATTACAATTGGATCATCCCCTTGAGGTTCTGCTTGTTGAGGTCTAACCCGCCCTTCTTCTGGCGTTAAGCACGAGAAGTAATTTTCTAGGGTATTCGGAACATACTCAAAATCATACTGCTCGGGAGTCTCAATCATTTGAACATTACCAAATATAAGATCTTCAATTTCACGAAACAACCAATGTCCGTAATCCCGTGTTAATGGAAAAATAGGCGTTGCCATTCTCGATGTATTTGTCATTTTAGATATATAAAAAATCCACCAGGGTAAAACATTATAAAAACCGGACTGATCAAAACCAATAGTTAAAGGATCAAATTCTCCAATTTTACGATCAGGAGAATGAAGCCACGAAAAATGGCGAGCAATAAATGTCGCTGGATCTTTATAATTATCATAAAGTGCTTTATATGGTATTTTAGATTTAGAATAATGTGAATAATAACGCAGACTAATAAAATCGTCTGTTGGTCGATAAACAGGCTTCTTACGCCCTTTCTTTATTTGCTTAAAAGCATAGTGGCGTAAATGATCATAGGACTTAATTTCATCATTCGCTTCTGCTTGCTTACAAGCAGCAAAATTAGTACGAGCAAGTTCACGCCATTCATCATCACCACGTGGTTCTGCCGGTTGGGCCTCCTCTGGAAACTTAAGTCCGGATGTTGTTAATACATCCAGAGAACGCAAATGATCGCGCATATTTTCAGGTGTTATTTGCGGTAGAGCTTCTATTTCTCTACGATTTAAATAACGCATTGTATCTACTTGTTTTTTAAGATGGAAAACTGCCTGTTTCACCAACATATCTCGCAATTGTCCAAAAGACAAGTTGGTGTAATGACATACACCACTTTTAACACTATCCATAATAGAAAATTTCAAATGATCAGTGCTTCCAATAATACCATTATATTCTACACCATCTCTTTGCTCTACTTGGATCAACATATCACGACGTCGCCATAACGCTTCAAAATCGCTAATAGAAACTGGACGAGGAAAAGGTGTATTGGTAGACATACCTATAACCTTTGATTGAAATATTCGCCCTTTCTCTGACACTTCAGCCATTGCTAAAATACGTGGAATATTAGATTTTAACATAAAAAATTCAAAATATGGATCAAAAGTCTTTGCGTCCACCAATTGGCCGAAATCATCAATAATAACACCAAACTGATAACAGTAATCAGACCAAAATTTCTCATCTAGTGAGCGAGCATAGATTCTCTTAAATTTTGGAACATCCATGACATCAGCCACAGCATGTATCAACTCAGAAGTGAGAAAACTCTTACCTAACCCAGTTTTGCCAGTAAGGCAAAAGCAAAAGGGATCCAAACGAGCTCCCACATCTAACGATATATGAGTAGCTTTATTACTAATCTTAGTTATTATATTTTGTGCTCTCAAAAAAGGAGCAGCAACGGTTCGAGGTGGATCAGACATACGATTAAAAATCTGCATATAACGATCCGCACGATCGCGCAAACGATTTATATGTGTGCGCAATTCCGGATCATTCTGAAGACGCATAAAAGTTTCTTCACGATCTAAGGCATTTACCTCTGCGATCCACTTTGTAATAGCATGTTTTTCTTCATCAAGCTCTTTATAAACCTGTGAATAAGGTGCCATAATACCCACAAAATAATGAATAATATCTTGCAAAGTCTCTGTTAAAATCTTAAATAATGAAACAGCGCCTTTAACACCGTTATTAATCTTTGCTATATTTGCAAATTTATCAGCTATTCCAGTCGCTGCCTTATCTGTATCAGAACCTTTTGGTACTTTGCCATAACATAAGAAGCCTCCTATCATTGAGATAGCTACAGGTAAAGCCATAAACTGTTCAAGATCTACATCCAGACCTTGAGGTTCGGCTTTAACTGCCCCCTTCCGAACTTGTTTCGGGGCAGCTCCTTGCGGTTTAGCTTGTTTCGCAATTTGTTCCGCAATCAAACGCTGATTAACTTCAGCATAAGCTTTTTCTCGTTCTTCACGATTCATAGTTGGTTGATAGTTAAAATCCATCTCATGAGTTGCATCATGATAAAAATTACAATACTCTTTTCTAAAAAGACGAAAGAGAGCTATCAAGAGATCCTCTACTATAAACTTAGTGGCATAACTATCCAAAAGCATATTTATAAAAACCAAAATCTTATCAAACCAAGTTTTAGCAATATAAAACAAACGAATATTTATCATCATACGAGGTAACAAAGTAGCAAAATGATACTTTGTATGTTTTGGTAAACCAGTACCCACTATTTGTGTACAGTCATCAAATACCTTTAAAGGATCATTTGCTAGCATGGCTTGATTAGTAAGGCATTCATCCTTCTGAACTCGAGGAAAATGTGTTGAATTAGCATCTGGTTGAGGTGCTAGGTAACCTACTACATTTTTAATGAGACTATTTGTCTCTACTATACCATCCATTGTCCGATGGGCTTTCTGAACCATTTCTTGACCAAAAATTGCATTTTCTAGGCCTTGCGGTTCAGCTTGTTGAGCCTTTTCTTGTTTTACCTCATCCAATTCACGCATACGGTCATAATATTCCATTAAGCCCGCACGTTGTGTCTCCTGCAATGCTGCAGCAGTCCACTCATTAAATTCTTGAGGACGAGGATTATCTCTACATAGCTTAAACATCATCTGATGATGTGCATCGCGTAATCGCACTAATTCCCCAGTCATAAGCCCGGCCTCATTTCGGCGTATCCGACGGTTGAGGTTATCAATAGATTTTCGTAATGACCGCATCAATTCAGCACGCAAACGTTGATGAACTATAAATTCAGCATCCGACATTCCTTGAGTTGTATCCATAGTGACAATTTAATTAAAATAAAGATGGTGACCGAATTTCTCACAAATAATATTATAATACTATTACTAACATAAATTCATACTATAAAGCTTAATGTCCCGCTCAGACGCGAAAGGAGGGCTATTAACTCCTGAATCCTAACACCGAACAGCGAACACTCTATACATTACTATTATGCTTTCAAACATATTATGCAACTAAATTGAGGATTTATAGTGCTATAACACTAAAAGAAAAAGATAAGGTATTCGCCACACCCTCTATTCCTTATATACAAAGGGGATTGTCAATCCTAGAAGCTAACACGTGTTTATGTACTTCCTTAACACATTTATACTTACTAGCACGGAGTGAGATGCTAAAGCCGACTATTATAGTAGTCTCTCTGCCAGCTGACACTTTGTATATATACTTTACAAACAATTACGAATTTGGAAAGACCCCATATGGAACAGTCCATGTCATAGGGCCTAAATAATAAGAACATATAAAATCGTCACCAGCTGCTGCAAAATGTAAAAAATTTAAGTTCGACGATACAGAGGAATCCATATTGTTGGTCGTAAACATATTCATAGCTAAAGACCCTAAAGTTGTGGGTTGCTCTCCAGCCACGTTACTTGATGTTAACAACTGAACATAACGAGTATAATATGGAATCTCAACATCAACACATGTCTTATGAGAAAAATTTTCTAAACAATTAGCATAATTAAAATCTTCCTTATGCAAAGGAACTGTGGTGGAAACATGGTAACTATTATCAGTTTCATAAAACGCTGGTCGATGACGAATAGCACCTAAAATATTAGCATTTTTATTAGTTATAGTTACTAACCGTTGTTGCAACGACCCACGCCAAAAGGCAAAAGCATTGACATAATGACTCAACAATGATGTTGAATAAAAAGCAGTTGTAGGACCTGACGGTTGATTATACATTTCAAAAATTGGAGTAATATTAAAACTAACTAAAGGAACATTTGAATTATATGTAGTAGTAACAGAAAAAGTGCCTTGCAAGGTCGTTCTCTTCAAAATATTACGTAAATCCATAAAGGACTCACCACCATATAAAGGATCAGCTTCAATAACAAAACCAGATGTTCCACGAGTTACCACATTAGAAGTCTTTGAAAAAATATATGTTTCATTATCTGGTTGTCCTGTAGCGGGTTGATCATCGCCTTGAGGTTCAGCAGGCTCTGCTGATCGACGCATATGAAAACGGGATAATTGTAAAATGTCAGGTTGAGCAAGACTGGAAGGACCAAACCATGGTTGAGTAGGCATTTCCGGATTATTGCGTCCGGGTGCCATCAACTCAAAATCATCTCCTCCCGACATAAAAACATTAATAACTATATTACTAGCAACAGTTAAAGGAGCAACTAATGGGTTCAATACAGAAACAGCAATGGTACCCAAAACATCTCCTAACTCTGTTGCATGGGCAAAACCATTCTGAACATCATCAGGAACTGGAGGCATCCGCTTCCAAGGAGTTTGTGAATAATAAGGTACTGTAAATGTAAACTCTTTATTTTTCTGTATATCAAATATCATTGAAGGCATATTAACTAACTGGTCCAGACTAGGCGGAGAACCCGGTACTGTATAATTTGGAATAAATGCTACAAGCAAACGACCTGTATGAAATTGTGTGGTTGCAAATGAAAAATGATAAGTAATACTACCTCGCCAAAACATAAATTTTGAAGATAAATATCCTAAATTTGAATATGAAATATAATCAGTAGTTCCAGCAGTCTTATTAACATACCAAAAAACATTTGGATGTACACGCCAATAAGACAAAACTGTACCAACTCCCGCTGAAACATTCCAACCTAATTGAGCTATACATGAAGGAATTTTAACTAATTTCTTAAGATCCATCTCATCCGCTGCATTTCCAACTAATTCAGGTGAATGAACTGTTTTTGAAAAAGGACTAAGAGAAAGGCGCATCACAGAAGAAACACCAGTTCCATGGGTAAAACCAGGAAAAGTAAAACAATTAACTGCTTTTTCTACATTGGGTTTATCTAAATTTGAAGCCAACTGAAGGCCTTTTAACCCAACTCTAATAGCTGAGTCAGCGGCACCTTTATAATCACCTCTTGAAAGAGACGATGCTCCAGATACTATATCCTTTGCCACATCCATCTGTGCTTCCGCAGGTATTGCTCTCTTAAGTCCAGTATGGTCAGAATTAGCAAAAGTTGGATTAGGCAAAGTATAAGGGAAAATAGGAACATGCAATGTTGGAGTATCTGCATAATACCATACTGTATAATCTACTGTTGAAGTTGACGAAGTTGAAGAAATTAACGGATTAAAAATTGAAAAATACAATTCTCCAAGAGTAGTCATTGAAGAAACGCCTGAAGTATTCTGATAATTGGCAAGAAAAGTATTAATATGACGAAATGGAATGCGTATTTCAGCAACCGTAGACTCTGAAGCATCTAACCACGCATGAGGTAATACCATTGCATTAGGTATTGATACTCCTCGGTCTGTTGTTATTTTAGTTACATCAATAGTCCTACACCCCATTGGAACAAAAAATGCCAACATTTTCCCACAATGAAATTTAGTTGAATTGAGTTGAATACGAACAACAAAATCAGCGCGCATAAAAGCAAACATAGACAAAACATTAACTAAGAAATAATTAAGACCATAAAACGATCTTGGAATATCCAATTTATTATTAGTTGTCCAAAGAGCACCTGTAGTAGCCCATGAATACGTACCTACCCTAATAGGACGTTGAATTAACTGTGAAGTATGCCAAGGTTTTTCAGGCATAGATAATTGATGAGCCAAATCATCTTTATAAGTTGATTGAGCCGCAAAAACTTCATGAGTTTGAACAGGTCGCTCTTCAGAGAATATAATATTCTCTCGTTGCTCAATTGACGGAACTTCAAATCCAGCTTGAGCTTCTGGATCAGATGAGGTTTGAGTTTGATTTAATTCAGACATGATTTACACACTGAAGATAATACTAGACAAAAGAAAACAATTAGAATAAAATATCAATTTTACGTTAATTGGAAACGCTTGGTTATTTAACCAAGAACTAACAATCCGCATGGGAAATCTGGTAATTCCGGACAAAACAAAATTCAAAACACTAAAATAATTCCCAGAATAATATAACTAACACGCTATGTGAAAACATACCGCAATAGTATATAAATAAGATCAATATAAATTAACAAATAATCTTTAGGTGTGAAAACACATAAAAGATGAGACAAAATCTCAAACTTTCGTAAAGAAGATTCGTTTAAAGTATACCAATACTTAGATTTAAATA